TCTTTGAACTGTGCTTCGTATGAAGCGTCCTGTGCCAGGAACTCAGCGATGGACTTCTTGTGAAGGACATCTTCCTTTGCTTTATCGCGCTTGAGGCGCTCTTCGAAGTCGGACATGTCCAGGATGCTGCGAGTACGCTGCTTGGTAGCAGCGTCAGAGACGTAGCGATTAGCCATGTTGATGGCTTTGGTGGTGGTGCTGAAGACAGAGGTGACAGTGGATGCAACCTCGGTGACAGCGCCCATGAGGGAGCCAGCGGTCATCCGTGCAGTAGCTGTGTTGGTCATGTTGAACTCCAAGGTTATAGGGTGCTGATGATCCAGCACCATAAAGGCCGGAGGCCTAGTGTAATGGTGTAACATGATAGGGGGGGGGATCTTAGTATGTATGATCCGCTGGTGTAATACACCTCTACAGCACTTCTATGAGCAAAAAATATATAAGCGAAATCTGTTTCGCTACAGAACCTCTGCATGAAAAAATCCCATAAGGATCCAATATCCCTGACTATCTAGGGATTATATGCGGATCCAAAAAATTATATGAGAAATTCTGCATATGGGGGAGTGTGGTTGGTAACCCAGACCACCCTGGAGAAGTTCACCCTCTGGTGCCATCGAGATGGCTAGGAGGTCGAGAGCACTTCTGTCGAAGTTACTACCCCCACTATCGACTAGGGGGAATGAGCCCAATGTGACCACTGGCACGCACGTCCTCGTCCCGTCAGGAACAAGGCTTTTCTATCTGATTGTGTCTTGGATTGGAAGGGGGATTTTCCCCCTGGTTCCTTTGGGTTTTGTTGTTCTGCGTAGCAGGATCAACAAGCCAATATCCCCCCTATTCTCATTCTCTTTATATTAGAGACAAGTGGCCCGGAGGGTGATGTGTAATGCCATGGCTAGGCATATTGTGGATCGGCTGATACACGCCTAATACTCAGATGTCTACAGAGGAGACAGAATGTGGGAATGCCATTTGAAGACGCACTCCAGAATATGAAATGGAATGCCAGCCGAGTCAGTCGTGAAGAGTGGATGGCAGGTGAAGGAGGTGATCCCTTCGTATATCTGGTTCCAGCTGCAAGCTATCCAGCACAGCGAGGAGCAGCCAAGGCATGGGCAGGTGAGAATGCCATGATTCCATACCCCGCCTATTATGCTTTCCAGAATGGAAAGGGCGAGGTCACTCCCTGGTCTCCGACCCATGCAGATCTAAATGCCACCGATTGGATATTCATTGGTGAGGAAGTAGGCAAATGATTGAGCCCGATGCTATCCCTGGGGCTGTCCCCCAGACCCGCCCCCATGTGACGATCGAACAGATCGATGCAGCCATTCGCAAGATTGAGATCGCAAAATATCTCACTGCTGGTGGACAGATCCTTCGATGGGCAGTGATCACCATGAAGAATGGTTTTGCTGTCACGGGTGATCCGTCTGCTGCTGTGGATCCGCTCAACGATGATGCTACTAAGGGTCAGTTCTACGCCACGGAAAATGCCAAACGAAAAATCTGGCAATACATGGTCTTCGAACTGAAGAGCAAACTCAAGCTCATTGAGGATAGCAATCCTCCGACCAATGAGGATTTCCCTACCTATATCGGGACGAAGGTTGTCCATGCCATTCCGATGGATCGCCGGAATTATAATGCCCTTCGGGGCTGGACCCTGCCGAAGGATGAGAACGGGGATGACGAGGGATACCTCGTTGAATATGCCGATCTGCTCAACACCCCGAACCATGAAGACTATAAGGGGTACATCTCCTGGTCACCGAAGGATGTGTTCGAGGGGAGCTATACCTCCCTTGGTTCCAAGCCGAAGGTGCTCTCCTTCCTGGATCGCCTTGAGATCGAGCATGAGGAGTTGGATTCCAAGCTGTTGAAGCTGGAGCTTTTCCTGTCCATCCAGAAGGAGGCCAAGACGCTGGATGATCGGGATTTGGCTGATCTTTATGATCAGGCTGCCCTCATGACCGGGTACAAGACGGTGCTGGAGCGAAGGCTCAATCGGCTCCGTTGAGGTTGTATGGCCGGGAATGGAAGACCAACCCCACCCCGGCCACACTTCCGATGCAACCCAGAAAACACCGGATGACATGCTATGCTGCATGGTCTCCAAGCCCACCACCCTATTCGTGTAGGTATATGATGCTGACCCGTGATGAAGTTGAGAAGGCTTTGCCTGCTAATCTGAAGGGGGCTGCTACCCAGCAGTTCACCGACCATATCAACAATGTCACTACCGATCCGATCATGGCAGAGAACATCCGGGATAATTTTATCTCGTACACCACTGTGCTGGCTGATGGTCGTTATCGGACGACGGACTATCTGAATGCTGTGGTCTATGTCAGCTATAAGGTGACCGGGCTCTCGAACCAGGAAGCCTATGCGAAAACATTCCCGGCTCGGTATCAGCAGCTCGTCACGGGTGGGGCGACCAGCCGCGAGCTCGCCTCCTACGTAACCCAGTATAACAAGGGGAAATTGGTCAACGCCATTCTTGAGCAAACGCTCACCCCGATCTGGGTTCTGAACCAGGACGTATATCAGAAGGCCATCAACGTGCAGGTTGACCTGATGACCTCAGCTCAATCCGAGAAGGTTCGATGTGAAGCAGCCAATTCGATCTTGGTGCATCTGGCCAAACCAAAGGAAGCAGCAGCCGCTGTTGCTATTCAGATCAATGCCAACTCCGGCATGGATGAAATGAAAGACATGCTCATGCGTCTCGCGGACGCACAGGTCCGTGCATTGAACAGTGGCGTCACGACGGCAGAGATTGCAGCCCAACCTCTGATCGAAGGGAAGGCAAAGGTGACTTCGAATGTCTGATCTCAAGCTGATCAAGCAGGAGCTCGATGAGTGGCTCAATCAGGTGGACTATGGGATCCTGAACTCTCCGGACTATAAGCCGACAGAGTTTGCCCTGACCTTCATGAACTTTATCAAGCTCGCGAATGGTGAGAGTGGGGAAAGCCATAAGACCCCGCCTGTCCACCTCGCCATGCTCGATAAGATGGTGAGCCCCTCCGATTATATCGCGAACCTGTGCTGGCGTGGTGCAGCGAAGACCACTCTCTTTATGGAGTATCTCGCTCTCTTCCTGGGAATGTTCAACTGGTTGCCGGGGTTCGGCAAGGTGGAGGGGATGATTTATGTCTCCGACTCCATGGACAATGGTGTGAAATCGGCCAGGAAGAACATCGAGTTTCGCTACTGGAACAGCCCCTTCCTACAGAAGTGGATCCCAAAGGCGACGTTCACTGATGCCTATATCGAGTTCCAGAACGTTGAGGGGCACCGGCTCGGCATCAAGATGTTCGGTGCAAAGACCGGTCTTCGCGGTACGAAGATCTTCGGTAAACGTCCGGTACTCGCGGTACTGGACGATCTGGTCAGCGACGACGACAGCAAGTCGAAGGCAGCCATGATCGCCATCAAGGATACGGTCTATAAGGGGGTCAACCATGCTCTCGATCCTACTCGCAGGAAGGTCGTGTTCAATGGTACACCATTCAACAAGGATGACATCCTGATTGAGGCGGTGGAGTCGGGGGCTTGGGACGTGAACGTCTGGCCCGTCTGTGAACGGTTCCCTTGCGAGAAGGCCGATTTCCGTGGCGCATGGGAGGATCGTTTCTCCTTTGAGTATGTCCAGGCACAGTATGACATGGCTGTGAAGACTGGCAAGATCGCTGCGTTCATGCAGGAGCTTATGCTCAGGATTACGTCAGAGGAAGAACGTCTCGTGCAGGACAGCGAGATCCGTTGGTACTCGCGTTCCAATCTCCTCGCGAACCTGGGCAACTTCAACTTCTATATCACGACGGACTTTGCCACGTCGGAGAAGCAGTCAGCTGACTATAGCGTCATTAGCGTCTGGGCTTATAGCTCGAACGGGGATTGGTTGTGGGTCGATGGTATCTGCGTCAGGCAGACCATGGAAAAAAATATCGATGCCCTCTTCCGTTTCGTGAGCAAGTATCGACCCCAGTATGTTGGTGTCGAGGTGAGCGGTCAGCAGAACGCTTTCATCAAATG